TGTCAACTGTCCTTCACAACAATTGCTTGCAAAGTATATGCCAGACCAGTATGGGTTTAAGTTATCAGGTGACAAATGATCGTGTGGTTCTTGACCATGTTCTTCATAGTATGCATTATACCAGAAGCCGTTGTATCGTATGTCAGCTGGCATATTATAGCAAGCAAGGACTTTCTTGCAATGCTCTAACACATCTCTCTTAACATTCTCCGCAGTCTCATTATCAATATACGGATCATCCTCCTTAATATTAGGGAATGATGTATTGAGAGGAGTAAACCATACCTCTGGTTTTCTAACTACCCTATCAAATGACTTCCATTCATATGATTCATGCTTTGGGAATTTAGTAACTATCAATGGCGTTGCAAAGATAGGTATAGTAGCAATTTCTACTGTCTCACCACTTATATCATTACTAAATTGTTCCATCATAACTTGACGCCCTGGGTACTATTGACAACTCTAGTGTATAGATGTAGTGTACCCTCTTGCTCACACTTAAGATGCCAACGTGTCATAAGACAGACACCATCTTTAGTGCCACCAGTCATCATGTTGCGACCTGCCTTTGTCATCGTAGAATACAGTCCATACCTAGTTTCCCAGACGTAGAAGCATTCATCAATAAGTTCTGCACCTTCGGGTACAATAACTTCAGTCACTTGCTCTCCATTGGTACTGTCCATTGTGGACTCCATAATTAGTTTTCTTTGATTGTTGGTGATCCTCAACCAATTCTAGAATATGTTGAGAGATTTGTGATGCTGTGTCGTCGTCCCAATCACTATCATCCAATGTCCTGCCCATGTTGAACACTTCGTGCAGCTTTAGGTTAATGGAGTCGATCAACATGTCATGTTTAGTCATGGCAATAAATGTAAACTAGAGTATATAGATCAGAATTCACGATTCCTTCTATCATCTAGATACGAAATGATATCAGATCGCCACTCCATTCGTTCATTGTAGCACTCTTGGTTGTGAGCACATGCTCGAAGTCTATTGTCAGGCTTCAATACACTCTCATAAAAGAGATTGAATGCATCACGTCGTCTTTGTTGCTTAAGTTCTTCGTCAGTCATCGAATACCTTACACATAGGGGAACCAGGGTGATCATCACAGAACTTATCTAGCACCTTATCTTGGTGACGATTCTGTGGATCAGCAATCTTACCTTCTGTATTAGGATCCCACTCATCAGGTGAGTGTTCTTCATTACAATGCAGATCTACCTTATACTCATTCCACTTATCATTTGCATCATAAAGTGGATCGGAGGGATCTTTTTGGCGTGGTTGTGACATGATTCAGCAGTCCTTATTTTTGAATTGTTTACGGCATAACTTAACTTCTTTGAGTTCATCCTTAATCATCTGATAGGCATCTTCAGGTGATATTTTCTTTGCCATTTCCATAGCAGTGATGATCTCTACTCTTGTTCCAAAGTGCTTGAGTGCTTCTTCAAAACAATTTAGTTCTTCGTACATGATAACTCCTTCTCTGCTTTTGCTTCCGCTTGCTTGCGCTTACGAGCATCTTCAACTACACTGTAGTCAACACTATCAGGGTAAACACGGTTCAGAGCATCACAGATGCCCTTGAGAGAGTCCTCACGCTTCTTTGACTGTAGACCCTTGGCACGTAGTTCCTGACGTGTTGGAATGTCACCGTGAGGTGCTTGAGCACGAAAGAAAGGAGCGAGGCAGGCAGCGTCATGAATATTGAGCGCAGAACGATCAGGCAATGAACCTTGCATTATGTAGGGGGTGACAACCCACGAATCATACAGCATCAGCCCCTGCTTGTCAAGGGATCAGGGTCTCGATCTCCTTAAACTCATTGTGTGTTGTCCTAAACAATAGAATATCTACCAATTCATTGTTCTCAAACACAAACTCAAAGTCAACTCTAAAGTTCTGCAATCCTTTCCTAAAACCATTGTCAAATACTACTTGACGAGTGTCAGGAAATACACTATTGATATACTTTCCATGTTCTTCTGTCAAGAAATCACCCTTTGCAGATGATAATCCATATAGATGTTCTCTTGAAATCTGTTCATCTCTCAACTCAATCTTCTCACGATTTCGTTCAGCAGTCATAACACTTCTGGTCTCTTTAACACTAGACTTTCTTTCTCTCCAGAATGCTGTATGATATTGACAGTTTAATCTAAATGATTCTCTACCATTAGCATGGAAGATCATCTCACCGTCTAGGTATAAAGGATTTCTTTTACAATGTGCGGCAAGTCTAGACATTACTTCATTATCAGTAATGTTATAATCTAGACCCTGACCTTGTTTCACCTTCACTGCAATAGGAGTACCAGAGATATCATACAAATAACCACAAAATGTAGCGCCTTTATCACAACTTGGACGTGCGTCTGGATTAATGTGGTGTGTACGAATAGATTCTGTAACCTTATTGTATACCTCCCTCAAATGTGAAGTATTTGTCTCATCAATTAGATGTTGTAAATTGCGCTGTTGATATAATGCATTGTAAGATAAATCTATACCACTCTCATAAGACAAGTGCTCATTACTATTATGATTAACACAAAACGTCTTGTACTCGTTTTTAATAGTAGGAGCGACCTCGCTAATTAAATAATCAAATACAAAGATCTCATTCATGTTATTACGAGCATCATCTGCTATTGCAGGTTGATACTTCACATCTTTCAATGATGTGTATAACCATGGCATCATCGAACTTGTGTATAGATGCTCTTGCCTCAATACACTGTATACTTCTTTTACTGTGTAAGTGTCGGAGAAGATCATTCGTTTGATGCGATAAGTTGTCCTAGATCATTATACAATGCATAAAACACATACATCTCTGGATTAGCAACAGATGCTTGACTATCAGGGAAGTTGTCATCAAAGTAATCAAGTACACCCTGATCTAGTCTCTCAAGTTCTACAACCACATACTCTGACTGTTTCATGTCAGCAATAAGATCTGACTCTAGCATTTTTGAGTATCGAGCAATAGATGTATTGATAGCATCAACATTGGTGCTATTGTTCCATCCAGTTACTCTAATGAACGCTAGTGGCACTCCAGCTGTCATTGCATAACGTCCAAGAATCTCTTGTAGATTGAAGATCTGATAGTTTTGGTTAATCATCGATAAACAGTTTCCAGGCGACAGTGACTCTTAATCCTTTGAAGTTTCTAGTACACGGTGCAGCACAGTGTGGTATTTTACCAGGAAACAATACTGCTTTGTTTGCTTTTGGGAATACACCATGCACTTCACCGTTGTTGATGTAGAAATTAGTTTGCCCACCTAGCATTGTATGCCATCTAGGGTTTACATATAACAATAGTGTTCTTCCGTTGTCGGTCTGTGCATCAACGTGAACTGATCCATCTTGACCGAAAGTATGCCCATTAGCATACGTATGTTGTAGTTTAAATCGTGTGTTTAGTTTCTTCTGTATCTTATTTAGAAGATGATCGTAGAAGAATGGATCTTCAGCAAAGTCTATCTTCCAGAATGGTGTGCAACTATGATACTCTGGATGCTCTTTACCTAGCGAGGTGTGACCAAAGGTCCATCGCGATCCGTGTCCTGTCTTATTCTGAATCTCTTGAAAATCTTCTTCATCGAAGAAATCAAAATATTGTACAACATCATCAGTAGTATATGTCATGGTCTATCTACAAATTCCCTAATCATATTCATCCTTGCGGATTCAAGTTTCTCTAGTTGTTCGTGACTAACGTCATCAGCAACATCATTGATTGCATGTTTAAGATCAATAATATTCTGTCTCATGGCAGATTCTTTAATGTAACTCTCTGCCCACCCAATAGCAACCTTTCTATTACCTGCAGTGACTTCATTTACTTTATGCCATAGACCAGTATTATATAAAATTACTGATCCTTTTGGTGGTTTGAATTCATGTTCAGTATTGCCAACACGAATGACTAACTCTCCACCCTCATATTCATCAGGGTCATTGAGAGCTACAGTGAAACTAAAGTGTGGTGCAATACCAGCGATAGGGAATGCATCTAAATGCCATTTATAAAATCCACCAGTCTTATACCAGACAAAGTATGGTTGTCCAGATCTCCTGATTAGAAAATCAGATAATCCTTTTTGTAGAGGAGTATACAGAGTTTGCATACATCTCTTGTAGTCTGGGTCATCGTAATTAAGTACAGAACTTTTCTTTACACCTTCTCTGGGATTACTATCACTCCCACAGTGAAATCTATGCTCTGTGTATACAGAAAGTATATTGCCTGACTCTGCAGGAGTCAGAACATCATTCAGCAGCCATATCATTTAAATCTTCCTCATCATAAAATGTTGAATAATCGATACCGTGTTCAACGAAGTCTTCGACTCGCATCAACTTCATTAAATCTTGAACTCCTTGTGCTACCACTCTCTTGGCGTTAGTAGATCTATCTCTCCATTCAATGACAGTTGTTAGTCTATCATTGACATAATCTTTAGATGCATCAACGTCTCTTTCAGTCCACAACCTCGCATCATCTATATCAAGATTATATTCAATTGCGTTACCAGCAGGATCTACGTTATCAGGATATGCAATTCTATAAATTGATGGGTCAATAGGCCATTTAATAGCCTTGATTGCCTTGAAGAGATCCAGAGGATCATCATACTTTTTATTGAATGCATCCATGCTACGGAGTGCCTTTCTCCACTTCTTCCACATCTCTTTCTCACCTTCGTAAGAATCTTCGATATCAGGTAGGACACGCCAGTCAGAACCTTTGAGCATTGCTGTTCTTTCAACTAGCCTCTTATTCATAGTGGCATCATAAAACATCTGCTCTTCAGAAATTTTAGTAATCTTATCTCTGATCTGTCTTTCTCTCACAACATGAGAGGCAGCAGTAAGATCTACTACTCTTTGACGCAACTCTTTAATTTGATCTGTAGTAGCACCATTGAAAATATATTGAATAGAGGTTGACTGATCAGTCGCAAAATCATATTTGTATTTTCTACGTTGGATGAGTGCAGTATCATCACTATAGAAAAGAACGTGCTCTAGTTCATCAACTGTATCTGTATGGAATATATCACCAACAACCTCGTTCTTAAATCTTTCCATGATATCAGGAAGGATTTTAATTGGTTGATTGATTTTATTACCATTAGGCAAGTCCAAAATATGAGTAGAATCGATAACGAGACTGTTCAGTAAATCAATCTCCATTATCACCTTGTTAATATTATCTACCAATTCGATGCTATCAGCCATGAGTTTTGATATACCAACCTGTTACTATATATTTATCCTTATCACCTAAAAGGAAACCTCCCCTATGAACATGTGTTAGACCAGCAGGGAAAATAACTACTGTGCCGACTGTAGGTTTAATCCTACGTTTCTGATACATGAACTCGGTTTCACCACCATCTTCAATATCATTTAGATAAATCATCCATGTCAATTCACGAGCAGCACATTCAATTGTACCATTTTCATAGTGCCATGAGTGATATCCACCACCAGTTGGAGTTTTCTGAAACTTGATGTCAGAAGAAAACATTTTAGTCTTCTTCAATGTAGAATAGTAACAGCAATAGTGATTAGCACATGATTTCAGCATCTGGTTAATATTATTAGTATATTTTGCTGATGCATAGTTTAGCATGAATGATCTATCATGTCTAGTAAATGCAGACCCATACATGGCAGAACCTTCCATGATGTTAATCTCGCCTTCTGAAGCTCCTAGATCACCTTGATCTTCATCATCTTGGTTCAGAACACTAGCAACATCTTCATTGAAGACTCTATCACCATATGTGACAAGTTGTTGACATAGAGCTGCTGGTACGAAATTTTCCCACACACCAATAAAATCTGTAAAATCACACTTGGTGATTTTTGGATTTTCCATTAGTTCAAGTGGACGATAAGGAGCGATTTGTTGTGTCATGATAATAAAATAATATTAATATGCCTTGATTATATATTTGACTTTGTGAAACTCTTGTATGATAGGAACTTGTATGTTGGGTTTCATCTTGACGCTAGGAATTGGTTTCTTGATATTCTGATTAAGAGTGAATGTACCAGTATTCAACACATATCCAACTGGTGGTGTGTTACCAACAAATTGATTATTGTCAAAACTGACGTTAAGTGTAGTACCAAAACCACCCAATCCTGTTTTGAAAAGACCAGGACCATTTTGGTTACCATAACTATAATCTTGCGTTGGATCTAAAACAGGAGTTAACCCCATTAGGTGATTGTGAGAAGAAGTTGTAGTGTCACTATCTTCTAGAATTGCTGGTGGAGTATATGCCTCAATTCTAAATCTTGATCCAGTAACATCAATAGCAGCAGAAACAGCAGTTGGTCCACCACCAGTTGTTCCATATACATCGTCTGGATATCTCTTCAAGTTCAGATGATTTCCTGCTACTGATACAACATCGTCAGAGTTAAGACTGTTGAAAGGTGATGGCCAGAATACTTTCGCAGTTAGTGTCAAACTAGCTGTTCCTGGAGGATCTCCCTCTCCAAGAGGAGCGTCTCCAAATGTTCCTGCCCATTCAACAATGCGTTCCTTAAAACTTCTACCTTCATTTGACTGAAGAATATCATCCCAAAGTTGATCGAAGTACAGAGCATTGCCACCTGGTTGAGTTTTTGATTTCAACTCTGACAGATATAGTGGATACCATACATCAGGTTGCTCTCGATAAATTTCATCTTCAGCAATACCACCGCCACCAATGAAGTTAATGTATGGACCATCACCAGTACCAGTTGATTTATTCACCTGTCCTAGACCACTATTAGCAAAAACTTGACTGTTCCATGGAATCAATCCTGTACCACCAAATCCTTCAGCAGTAAATGCAGTAACAAATAGGTGACTATGTGTAGGAACATCAATGATTTTCTCCTGTAACTGTCCAATCTGTGCAGTTACCGTACCATTAACAGTAAACTCAACGTCAGCTTGAATTGGTGCATTGAATTGTGTCTTAACTGTACCAAAGTTAAAGAAGTTACTCTCGGTGCCTTCATCAGAATTGATTACTGGTGTTGACGTTACTGTTAATACTTTAATGCCAGGAGAAAGTATAACAGTGCCACCACCAGGTGCAGCAGTGGAGAATCCAATGTCCATCAAATCCCCAGATTGATATCCAGTACCAGGATCTAGTATTGACACAACTGTAACTCTTGTATCATCTGGATTACCTGATCCATCCAAATCATTTGCTTCTGCTCTAACTCGCAGTCGTAGTCCACTACCAGTACCACCAAGAACTAAAACATCCTCCTCTTGAGATTCACCGAATGCAGTCCAATAGTCAGGATTACCACCCTCACCTCTATTTACATATTGACCGACTGTTCTTTCAATATATTCAGCATCAACAGAAGGTTTATTCTGCCACAATGCAAATGTCTGAACCTTACCTTCAGCTTGTGAACCACCTTGCAGTATTTGCTCATAGGGATTATCACCAGCAACATCTACCTTGTCAACATACCACCACCCACCAGTGTTACCTGGTTCGTTGATGTTATTTGTTGGAAGGAAAGCAGATGATGATCTATTACCATCAACAACACCAACTCCAGTAAGTTTCCTGTTTCTATAGTCAGGAACTTTAAAGTGTGTAGTTCCAGTATTACCATTGGCATCAGACTGTCCATAATGTGTACCAATAACAGCAAACAAATCAAGGTATTCAGTTTTTGATAGTGGTCTACCATCACACTCAATGAAACCAGGATATCTAGAATCCAGGTCACCATCTATTGTACCATAAGATCCGTTTGGTTGCTTAAGAACGGAAAGAACTGTACCAATAGCAAGACCATCATCCTTCGCATTTCTTAATTGAACATCACCATTAGTATCTTCATATGTGTAAGAGTTCTTTCTACTATACCATGTTCCTTTTAATTCTGGCGCTGGTGGTGCTACGGCATATGTGGATACATTCCAAGTAAATTGATTACTAGCACCAGTACCTACAACAACAGTAGTGCTTACAGTGCTAGCAAGACCACTAGCGTTTAGATATAACTGAAAACTACTGTTAGCAGGTGTAAATGTTCTTGGTCCTACAACTGGTGTATCAAAGTCAATGGAAATGAGTACACCATTTGTGCCAGTGATTGTAATATCTCTATTGATACCAGTGACAGCAACAATAGAACTAACATATTGTCTATTAGGTGCCCTGTTAGTAAGATTATTTGGTGGTGTAAATGCTGCGTCAGTATCAGGACCAGTGTTTGTAACGATAGACCATGTAGGAATCTGTAGTGTACCAACTTTAATCGTGGTAGATACTGTACCACCAAATGTGGCATCGGATTTGTTATAGATCTGAATTTTATCACCATTACTCACATCTGTAGGGAAGATTCCGACAGAACTTTCACTACCATTATCATAGTAGATTTTAACTCTTGGTTCTGTACCATCTGTGGATACTAGTGTTACAGGTACAGTTACACCATTACCTAATCCAACGATACCACTAGCTGGTTTTACATCAGATGCAATCAAAGTATCCTCAAGTGCATCAAGTGCATCATTGAATACAAAGGATCCAGGCGTAGTAGATGGGAAACTACCAGTAGTAACACCCCAACTAGATCCAGCAACAGCATCACCAATACTCAAGAGATTTGTAGTGGTAGTAGTTGATGTTGCTGGTGTAGTTAATACTAACTGTATATACTCACCATTCTGGATGGTTGGGTTGGTACTAGAAGCAACAAATGTGGTGTTATCTAAAACATTATATCCTTCATCGTTTACAATAAAAGCATTGCTAGTAGAGATACCAATTAGAGCACCATTATCAGTATTGACTATTGCCTGGTCATTCAGACCAGTAACTCTTAAGATCTCACTATAAACATCTGTGTCAACTGGACTACCAATGATTTCGTCAAAATCAGGGAATGGTTCTGGAATGTTAGGTGGTTGTATTGCCGAGGTGATAGTCCATCTCTCGGTTCTAGCACCAATAGTTAAGTCAGCAACTCTTGTAAGACCACCAGTATCATTAGACTTCAGTCTTAACTGGACTCTATCACCATTTTGTACGAAGATATTACTAGATGGAATAACCCATGATCCAAAGTCTGCTTCACCTTGGTGTACTAACTGAATACGAACAGCATAGTCATCAATATTAGCTCCAAGATAAGATGATACTAGTGAAACACTAGCAGATGATCCAGGTGTTAATCCAGAAACTTCTATAATATCTTCTTGTGCTCTAGTACCATCACCATAGACATACATGATGTCTGGTGTTGCCTCATCTAATGGTGTAAATGGATATGGATCTGGTGCAAAATCTTCTGGAATCGTAGAGATATACCAGATTGTCTGCTGATCACCAATCTGAACCGTTACGCTTTGAGTTGTATCCCAAGCCGATGGCGCTTTAAACTTCAGGCGAATAGTTTGCCCTTCGCTTACATATACAGGTGTAGTTCCGAACGAAAAGGTCATTTACCGCAGGCGATGGTCACGATTTCTTTAGTATTTATCACATCTCTCTAACATCTTGGAATGTACCACCATCAACTTCAACTTGAATAGGATAGTTGGATTTAATCTCCACAGGGATGTCTACATCCTCAACAACAATTTGTTCACTAGTAACTATTGCATCAGGTGTAATGACTGGAAGTTCATCACGTAGTTTATCTTCTGATGATGGAATGTCAATAGCATCTGGTATTCGATCAATATTAATAGGAACTGTAACTACTTTGATAGATTGAAGTCCACCAGCTCCCTCACCATATAACTCATATCTGATAGAAGATGGTCCTCTATCATGATACGCAACAGTATCTGTATATGTACCACTAGCAGCAAAACCTAGATCCACAACTCTATCAGTTTCACTTAAATCAAGATCATACTCTTTAATCCTCAATTCATATGTTGTAGTTGCTCTCACTTGTTCATGGGATAATATAATATCATCACCATAATTTACTGATAGAGGACCAGCAAGATCAACTTCTGGTGGTTGTATTACAGTGATAGTAATTTGTTGACTATCAGTTCCACCCAAACCAGATGCAGTTGCAGTATATGTAGTGGTGATTGTCGGAGAAATAATTTGATTACTTACTAAATTAGTTGATCCAATTCCAGGATTGATAATCATAGTGCTGGCATCACCAGTAGTAGTCCATCTCAATCTAGTGGTTTCCCCAATAACAATTGTAGAATTGTCAAGCGTTAATGTTATTTGAGGAGGTTGATATACGTACAATACAACAGAATTACTTCGATTACCACCATATCCATATCCTGTTAACGTATAAGTCGTCGTACTAGTAGGAGATACCGTAAGACTACCAGATGTACCAACACCTCCAATTCCACTAATTGATCTAGAATAAGTATTTGATGTACTCCAATAAAGAGTTGCAGATCCTGGATTTATAAACGAAGTTGGACTAACAGATATGTTTACATATGGTGG